AACTTTCAAATGAAGAGTAATCAGATTCCATATAATATTCATACTTAAATAAATGCGATTTATATTTCTCAATAATTTGTTGTGGTGTTGAATGTTTTACAAAATATTTTAAATGATAAATTTGGTCTTCAATAGCGGCAATATATGGGGCAGTCATCACTTTGAAGTAATCAGATCTACTGTTGATCAATCGATTAAATTTTTCGCTTTCATAAAATTCCCTTTTAATAAAACTTTTACAATTATAATCTCTATTGTATAATTCAAAAGCTCGTTGTTTTAATTCATAAAAGACTTGTCTTAATTGTTGTTTACGGTTTTCATTATAATTTTTATTATTATTCAACCATTCAAAAAAGAAAGCTTCATAATCTGTTTCAAATGAAGGTAAAGGGATTATTTTTCCCTTTTTCCTAAGTTTATGCAAGAAACTTTGTACAAATTTTCCAAGATCACCATTGGCTGGCAGTGTCACTTTTGGTCTTTTCGGTGAAACCCGTTTTAGGTACCCAGATAAGACCATGAGTTCATCATGAGGATCTGTACAGAAAGGCACGTCTGGAGTAAACGGCTCAATCTGAAAAGCATAAGGCAACCCGGCTTTACCCGTTCTAGCAATCCATTGAAAATGTTGGACTGGTAAACCTGATCGGATTGGTAGGTCTCGGTAGGCCTTTGCTTTTGAATCTATGTTCATTACAGAATTTGAAGGCAGGAGGAAAGAGCCTCTCCTGAGTAAGTGACACTCAATGGGAGTTGAAAATGGTATTTAACTACAAAATAATAAGTCAAAATTTTCGTACTATAATAATTAAACATCGGGGCTTCAAGATTTACACCTAACACATCTCGACCCCCAGAAACAAGTGAAAACAAAGCATCATTGATCAAATTAAAGTCATCTTCGTTAATAGTGTTTATTGGATCAATAATAGATTGCACATGACCAGTTTGATACAAAAATAATTGCATTATACATAAGGCCATGGCCATAACATTATATTCATTCACTTGATATTTTATCTTCGATGCTAAATGATTTACAACAAATGGTAATGTTGATTTAATGAACCAGTAACTTCTTTCGGCAGAAGAATAACGGTAATTCAATTTCATCCTAAATTGCGAATACATTTTATAAAGAGTAGAGTAAAGCATATAATAAGAACAACCAAAGGTATCATAATGAAACGTATAAACCTGTGTTTCAACTTTAGAATCAATTGTTGCTTTACGAGTTAGTTTATCAAATAAATTATTTAAAAAATCATCAGCAAAATCAAATCCAGTACGCCCCATTTTGTGACTAAACAATTGTTTAACATATTCAAAAGCGGGGTTTTCAATTTTATTAAAAGACCATTCAAAGGTAGTATGACTCAACTTTTCTGGGTCTACATCTCTCCTCATAAATAATAATTTCTCAATTCCTGTTTTTTTGGGTGGTAATATAGAATTTAAATCAGTCAAGCTAACTGAATGTTTGGGCAATTCGTCTTTTTCATCCTGGCTCGGCAAGTCTAATAATTTTTCATCTTCATCTTCGTCACTCTCTAATAAGGGGACGGTATTGTTATGAAACAATAATTCGCCAGTTTTTTCAGCTCTGTTATACATGTCAGCAATAGGTATACCCAAAATGGTTTCTGGTATTTTTTTTATCAGCGGAGTGGCTAATTTAAAGCCCATAGAAATAGCTGTATTTAGTAATGTTCCATTTATTTTCTCAACTTGGGTAGAAGCAAAGTCAGTACATTTATTATAAATTTGAGAGGTAACATCACACAATCCAGACCATTGGTTGTTCACATAAGTTTTAATAATAGAAG